TTTTTTTTTGGCACTACTTATCTTTGTTCTTATTTAGTAAATACCACTTTTGTACTGTATATCCTATTGTAACAACTACAAGTAGTATTTTTAATGCTATATCTATATTTGTCATTGAAATTCCAAATGCTCCTATATTTATAAGTAATGTTTTAAAATCTGTTATCATTTCTTATCTATTTGTTTTAATTTATTAATTGCCCAATTTACTCCAGCTGAACCACCCCAAGCATCCCACATTAAACCACCACAACCCTCCGTATATGGTACATCTTTATGTTGTTGATGCCTTTTAAAAGATGCCATTCTTGCTATCGTATCTCTTGTTATGTTCTTACCATCTGCTAATTGTCTTGCTCTTGTCCACCCTACTTGTGTTCCACAACTGCTTCCGTTTTTTTCTTTAAATTCTATTGCTCTTTTTGCATTACTTCTTGCACCTTTAGGATAGTCATTATAACTTTCAAGTTCTACCTCACCTTTAAAAGATTTGTAACATATAGCAATAGCTTGTGATTTATCGTACTCTTTCATTAATTGTGGTACGCATCGGATCATAAAATCACTTTGTTTTTCTCCCTCTTTTTTCTTTGGTATTGGCATCTTTATTCTTTTAAGTAATTACCTCCTATTATCATTGATACAATAGCAATTAAACTTGTTGTTATTTGTCTTATAATTTCTTTACCATCTTCATCTAATTGTCTATCTACTATTACAGATGCAACTAATGTGAATATTAATATAAAACCTATAACACTTAATATCATCAGAACAATATGGTAATGCTTTTTATTCAAACTTATTTTCTAAATATGGATAATCGTGAAAATAATGTACTCCCTCATCTTCAATATCAATAGCAAAAGGTAACCATTTTGTAGGGTGTGATTCTTCACCATCCCATAAAACATCTACCCTATATTTCCCATCTAAAAAACCTAATTCAACTATTGCATTTTTTATAATGTCAACATCTGCTTTTGCTTCTTCAAATGATTCTTTACTATCAAATTCGTATTTACCTACTTTCATAATTAGTAAGTGTGATAAACACCTTTTCTTTTAGTTACCAATACTTGCTTTCTGTTTTTCTTTTTAGATACATAAGAAACGTGCAACCATTTAGGTTCACTACCAAATTCCCATATAAGCTGGTCAAAGTCTAAATTTTTTCTAATGTAATGAAACATATCTAAATTAGATTTGCAGTCATCTTTTTCACAAGGCATACTTGTAATGTCCATTGCTTGACCTTTTAAGTGAGATGATGTTTTAGAGCCTTTTAAGGCACTATTTAATTCCTCTGACCTAAACATACTATTTACTCTTATTGGGCAACCTACCCACTCTCTTAATGGCTCAAATACCTTTTCAGCCAATACTTCCATATTTTTAACTTCTTCAGCCTTTGGCTTGTTAGTTATATTATGTTGTGCTGCGTAATTAGAGTGAGTAGCTTCCTTGTAACTTATGTGTTCACTAATTTTCTTCATCTTTTATAATTTCATAAGAACCATCTTGTAAGTTTATGTTTATTTTACCATAACTTTCTTCAAGTTCTTTTTTGTTTTTTGCTTGTTCATTAACAAGTTCAGCATACATATGATTCAATGTATGTGCTTGTGTTTGCAATAACCCAATATCGTGCAAAATAGCACCTTTCTTTTGTTCTTGCTCTTGTAAAACTTTTAATTCCGATTCTGTAATTTTCAATTCTTTTGACATTTTATTAAATTTTAATGATTAAGTAACAAATATAATCATTTTATATTTAACTATTCTCCAACTTGTAAAGTAACAGAAACTGGGTTTATAAGTAACTCAATAGCTGATGCAATATTTGCTTCAATAGATGCTACTTGTTCATCTCCCATTGCACTTTTAGTCCACCCTACTACTTCATCGTTTGTAAGTTGGTCAAAAGGTATAAAGTTTGTAATGTCATCAATTTTTAATTGTTGTGTTCCAATGTTATTAGATGTGTAAGGTTGTCCCTCTGGGTTTAAAGCATCTGAAACTCCAGTAACAATCCAATGTACGTTATACACTACATCAGATTCTCCCTCTGTTTCAACATAGCAATCAACTGTTTTGCAATTCCATTCGTAAGTAATCATAATTTTTGTTTTTTATTTATTAATTTATTTATTACATATTTGCACTTGTAACTTTTTGCCAACTTGTTCCGTTGTAAAAGCATAAAGTGTTTAAAGTTGTGTTATATACTGTAAGTCCATTTGCTGGAGATGATATAGCATTTACTTGGGTTGTGGTCATTCTTGGTAATAGAACACCTTTTGTTGTACTTGAAACATCCAGTAATGCAGTTGGAGTAGTTGTACCTATTCCTACATTTCCATTATTAGAACCAGTACCACCTCTAACAGTTAAACCTACATTTCCCGCTGGTGCTAAATTTATTCTGTTTAAATCTCCAGAACTTTGATACCCAGTTGCAATAGTAAGTGTATTATTACCACCTTGATTAAATACAATACTACCATTTTGTGTACTACCACTAGTTTCTTCAAGTAATATTTTAGCATCATTACCCGATGTATTTTTAACAAGTATATCAGCATTACTACCACTATTAGAAACTTGTAATTTAGCACTAGGACTTGTAGTCCCTACCCCTAATTTTCCATCAGATGCTAAACTCATTAAAATATTGCCACCAACAGTACCGTGACCAAATTGAATAGCAGCAGCATTACTACCACCATTTCTAATGTACATTTGGTTATTGTTATTGGAATTATCTAAAAGTAAAGCACCATTGGATATTAAATCTACATTACCTCTAAACTCAACATCTTTATTAGTTTTACAAACAAAATTAGTAGCATTGTTTGCTCCTATGGAAAGTGTATCTCCAGTTAAACTGTATATTAAAGCTGCATTTGTTCCTCCAGTACCAATTCTAATAGAACTTGTTGCATCACCATTTATATTTAATTGACCATTAACTGTTGCAGTTCCATTTACCTCTAATTTGGAAGATGGAGATGTAGTCCCTATACCTACGTTACCTCCATCTCCATTCAAAACAAGAGTATTTGGAGTATTACCTGATATAGATTGAATAGACCCCTTATAAGCTCCTCCTTCTAAAAAGTATCCTACACGAAGGTTATATCCTGAATTTGATGATGATTCTCCTATGGATAGCTGATTAGCCTCTGTTGGGGTTGTTGGATTGGAAGATGGTATTATAGTGAGTTTACTATATGGACTAGAAGTCCCTATACCTACGTTGCCATTAGGGTCAATACGAAGTTTTTCTGTAGTACCACCTACATTAGTAAAAAAAGTTATAGGTTTTGAACTAGCAGTAGCTTGTAGTTGTAAGCCTAAGGTTGAGGTACTAACCACTTTTCCTTCATTGCCTACAGAAAATAAGTTTCCATAAAAGTCACTTCCTTTTACATTACCAACAACTTCCAACTTCTCACTCGGAGCAGTAGTTCCTATACCAAAATTGCCCGTTCCCACGTAACTATTACCACTAGGTCTACCATCAAATCTTATATTACCATTACTTCCAATTAAAGCAAAATCAGTACCTGTAGAAGTAGGGTTTAAATAAGCTTTTTCTGTTCCCGAAAAACTCCAATTTTGTATTCCATTGACACTTAAAGGTCTTGTAGGACTTGTAGTCCCAATACCTACGTTACCATCTCTAGTAATTCTTACTTTTTCACCCGTAGATGTATCAAAGGCTATATGACCTGTAGAAGCACTAGCTACGTTTTTGATTACCATTCCTCCTCCTGCACTTGATAACCATTGGTTGTATGAAAGAGAATTGCCCGTTCCTCCGAAAAGAATATTATCACTAAAGTCTGTGAGTTTAACATTCCCATCAACCTCAAGCTTCTCACTAGGACTAGTAGTACCTATACCTACGTTAGTACTTGTTAAAGAAAGTAAATCAGCATTTACTCCCATATATATAGGGTCAGAACCTCTTAATCTTATTTGACCATTTTGTGCTTCTATATAAAAGTTATCTCCATCTGTTCTATTAACAGTTAATCTTTGATTACCAGCACCAGCAACTTCTAACTTGGAACTAGGACTCGCAGTACCAATCCCTACGTTACCAGTAGATTTTAAAGTTAATGTATCACTTGAACCAGTAGTAAAACGTAAATCAGTAGAACCACTTGGAACATTTACATTCCATCTGTCTGTATCGTTTGTTTTAAATTTTAAATTTGCACTTGTAACCCCATTACCCTCTATTTTAACTGCTGCGGTTGTACCAAAAATATGTAACTTATCAGTAGGAGCAGTAGTTCCTATACCAACGTTGCCATTTTCAAATGTATAATTTCCAGTATTTAAAAATCTTATATTACCTCCTATTGCAGATGAACCAATTTGTATTTGATTATTAGAAGCAAATTTAATAATATCCCTTTTGGAACCACCATTGTCTTTAATCTGAATACCAGTATTATTATTCATTGCAATATCCCCAGTAACAGTAACACCAGTATTTGATGTTTCAAACTTTTTAGAATTATTGTAATATAATTCAACATTACTTCCATTATTTGCTTTAATGTAATTTGCAGAATTGTCAGCATTTTGCATACGTAAGTTGTTAGCACTTAAACGTAAATCTCCAGTTCCTACATCTGATACATAACTATTGCTACCATCGTGGTAAATTTGTAAATCACTACCAGTTCCATAAAAACTTTTTACACCATCATTGTGTATAGTGTTACCAGTCATTGTACCACCAGTTAAAGGTAAGTAACTACCTCCTACTCCCGTTATAGTTCCCGTTACTGTTAAATTACCCAATACTGTTGCACCAGCACTTGATGTTGCAAACTTTTCCGTATTATTATAGTATATTTGTACTGAACCATTTTCATTACAAGTTAGATATGCTTCTGTTGATGCAGCTTGTAAACGTAAATCATTTGAAGAACGTATTGTTAAATCTCCAGTTCCTACATCTGCTATATAACTATTGCTGCCATCGTGATAAATTTCTAAATCTCCCGATGCACCAAATTTAGCCTTGCTTGAATCAGTAAACGTAATATCATCATTTGCACTTACTACTATATCCCTACCACTTGTTGTATTTCCAAATACTAAAACTTCTGCTAATGTATCTGTTGTTGCAAATTTAGTATCTACATATAATTTAACTGCTGCACTTGTTGGTACTGTGGTATCGTTGTTAAAGTTTTGTATTCCATTTGATGCAGTTACAAACTGTGTTATTGTTACTCCCGTTCCCGTATCTTTTAAAGAACCCCATTCTAATATAGATGTTACCTTAAAATCTCCAGCAGTATTTAAGTAAAGTCCCGATTGGTTACCCGAACCATCTGTTAATTCTTTTAAACTTGCAGTAATAACTGCATTGTCAATAGTCTTTAATAGACCTACGTAAGTATCAGATATTTTAGTGTTAAATAAAGTTGCCATCTATTTCTTGTTTTTTATTTTTACCTTTTTTAAAAAGGTTTTTAATTTTTCTATGTTTGCTCTTTTCGGTTTATATATCATAACACCCATCCATTAAATGTTGAATCATTACTTGGGTATATATCATCATTCACATTGCTTGTATATTCGGGATATGTAGTTTGGTTAAAAGCCATAAAGTCTATAAATCTTCTTGAATACCATTCTGCATTTGTTCTTGCCTTTTCTACTAAAAAATCTATTTCGTTTTTATCTACCGATTGTGCATTTTCTGATGTATGCTTAAATACTCCACCATTCTTTATTTGATACGCTGCAAATGGCATATAGTTAGATTGTGCATACCATATTAACATAGGTACTATATAATCATTTAAAACTGTTTTCCACCTTGCATTTGCTGGTTGGTCAATAGTAGGTATTGCAGCAGTTAAACCATCGTACATTTTAGTTCCCATTAATTGCTGAACATCTATCTCTTGTGCAATCTTAATAAACTGAATAAACTTATCAGTATCTACATTACCATCCATAATTGAATTACGGATCAAATCAGTTCTATTTATAAATAAAGTTGTAGCCATATTTTTTTATTTGTATGCACCTCTATCGGGCATATTAATTGGTGCTATTTCTGATTCTCTTGTACCAGCTGGTTTAATATCGTATTTAGCTGGAATTTCTCTTGTTCTTTTATAGTCATCTAAATTTTCTGATGGTTCTGTTGTTGCTTTCATTCTATACAAAACCCTTACCCATTTATGTCTACAATAAATACCACCCTTAAATTTGAAAAGCGAATAGTTCTGACCTTTATGCCCAAATTCATTATTAACACCTCTAAAACTTGCTTGGTCAATATCTTCTTTTCGGTATATAATACCATCATCTGACAAACGCATCATATTCTTACAAAAATCTCTTGACTGATTGCCATCTTCCATTGCTTTAGTTGATCCTACAACATATTTATATCTTATCTTGTAATATTCAGAATCTAAATAGCTTTCAGCACTACCATTTTTTTTAGATGTAATTTCATCATATAGTTTTGTGAATAAACTTTTTTTCTTCTTTATGCAAATAGTTGCCCAATCTTCATCACTAATATTTTCATCTGTACTTAATTCATCAACCAATTCCCATTCATCACCAGCTTTTTCACCTTGTAAATGTTTTAAAATAGATTCACCCATTTCATCAGATAAAAATGGTTCTTTTTCCATCTTAACACAATTAGGTACTTCTTTACCATCTTTTATTTTTGTACCATATTGTTCGTAACCATCCCAACAAGGTGCTTTAAGTTCTTCGTGTGTTTCACAAGGCATATAATATGTAACACCCTCAACCTCGTGTGCGTGATAACCACCACAACCCATTTCTTCTGCTACCTTTATTGCTTCTTCTTTGGTTTCGTATGCTTGTTTACCATCAATTTGCTTTAGGCTAAACTTTCTTTTTTCAACACCAGTTTCTTCCTCAATAGTTTCATCATCTTGTACTGACTTATCTACTTCTGTAAATTCTAATGGTTGTAAGGTTGTAAAGTATAGGTTTAAAGCAATATCATTGTAAGCAAGTATTTGGTCAAAGCAATCAATTAAAAGTTCTTGAAACGGTCTTATAACGGTGTTAT